AATACATAATCCAATTCTCTGAAATATACAATATAAGTAGACCCATCTGTCTCTAGTCTTACCAACCAGCTTGAGTCTAGATTTGCTTGACTTGTGTCTTCTGCATATTGCAGGCTAAAGTCTGAGGTAATGTCAATGTCTTCACCATTGATTATGTAGTAGCTAAACGTTTCCTGATCATATCCTAAGCCGAAGTCTTTATACTCGTTAATTTTGTTTAGAATGCTGATTCTCAATACACTCGATAGACTATTACTAAACGTAGGAATAATTTCTACAATTTCTGCATCTGAGGGGATTATCTCATTAATAATTACTGGACCCTGCTGTTTAAAGTCTAATTCTTCCTGATCGTATATTCCGTCAACCTCGACAGATTTAATAGACGACCAAATGTATTCGCTTTCCCCTTCAACCGACGGGGAACCTGAGACAATTTGTCTGTTCAAGTTAAAATACTGTCCAGTTCCTGCCCAATGCTTAACTAATGCACCTACACGAAGGTAATATCTATCCGATGATGGGGCAACATAGTTGCCGATAGTAAGGGCATCGCCTGAGATATTCTTATAGTATCCTGTTGATCCGTTTGACTGGGTAGATTCTTTATGCCAATAAACTCCAGTAGGTACTGTTCGAGGATATCTATCATAGTAAAAATGCAACATAGATTCTAAGTTGAATAACGGTAGAAGCTGTGTTTCGATAAAGTTTTGTATATCGCTCTTGTTAGCAAATTCAAAAGAGAAACTGTTTAATGTTTCCTCATTAAATATAATTCCGTCATCACAGAAAATGTTTGTGCTACTATACTTTCCTGTTACATCGCGCACGTCTAAGAATCTACTAATCCCGCTGCTAGTTCTATTAACTGCTTTAGACTTAATTACGTTTTCAAATAATGTAAACGGTAGGATGTTATAGTCCTCACCATTTACCATTCTGTTTTGTGTATAGAAGTTTTGTGGTGCCTTTTGTTTAATACTGTCTAGGGTTTCTCTAGCCCGTGCATTACTAACTGTATACTTTAAGCTAACAACAAGGGTTAATGTTTCTTGTCTGTTGTTCTTACTGACGTACGGAATAGTAATAACAACATTGCTAATATCGTTTGGAACTATTTTGTATGTTCTGGCATTACTTGTTCTGTAGTACAACCTAAACTTTCCCTGAGGAATTTCAGCAAACACCCCATTACCAAATGCTAAATCAATTTGGTCATTCAGTCTTGTGTTGACTTCATAAATTTTTCTATTCGTAGAACTTATTTTATTGTAAGCGATGTTAGTAAATCCTACACTAGGAACAGCCTGCCAAAGATCAGACACATTGCCGGCTTCGTCTAATTTGTAATACCAAACATCCGATCCGTTAATATTGTCAACGTTTATGTTAACTACTCTATTCGACAAACTTTCAAGTAAGTTAAGATCCAAGCTCTGTAAAAATCCTTGCTTGAAATATACAAACCAACCAGTGTCGTTACTAGAATTTCCTAGAGAATCGTTTCTGTTTAAAATACTAAATGCATCATTGTTGCCTGGATCCACTTCATAAATGTATGGCTGATCTAATGTAGTTGCGCTAATAACTTCGAAATCTGTATTTGATCCCTGCACCTCAGATCGGAATTTAAATATATTATCACCAGTGTTAGTATTAACTTTGTATTCATCTGTTTGTATATTATTAATATCTTGGCTGTTACCTGACTTACCGACTCGTTGTGTTGAAACAAAAGCTGCGTTTAGAATCGTAACAAATTGTTCTAGCCAATTGTCGTTCGTGTTGTCGTTCCAAAATACTGTAAAGTTAGTAAGATCAATTCCTTCACTGTCAATTAAAGACTCCGAAGTTCGTAAGCTATCAACTTTCAATAATCCAGAAGCAGGGTTGTTTCTTTTTCCTTTGTAGCTGATTAGTTTTGCTAAACGTAGAACGCTGTCGCGTCGTTCGGCTGTATCAATAAAGTTTTCGCGAGTATTTAAGTCTGCTCTAAAAGCTAGGCTCTGTCCTAAGTAAGCAATTAAATCAATAAGAGCAATATATTCGTCGCTCTCAATAAAGTCGTTAAAATCCTCAGGGTAATATAACTTTAGATAATCTATCATTGCCTTCCGTAAATTTTCGTAGTCGTACGCTTGGAAGTCAGCGTTCCTGAAACTTTGGTATATCTTTTTCCAGTCCTCAGCTACGAGTAAATTCTGTTGTCGTGTGGTTTCTGCCATGGGTTACCCTATTAAAACTATTTATTTAGATTGATAAACTACTACTTTATTAGTAAATGCCGTAGGCAGTAGCAGATGTCTTATCAAATTGAATTAACATCTTTTCAACCTGATTTGTATTAACATAGCTCAAGTCCATCTCAATTTGTATACCATGTTCAAACGTAGTAATTGTGATTGCTTCGGCATTAACCCGAGGATCATAGTTAATAACGAAAGCTACCTCTTTAATTATTGATTGTTTAGTGGACTCTGTAAAAGGTTCAAACAAAAAGTCCCAAATTCCACATCCAAATTTCGGATTCATCAGTTTCTCACCTTTTCTAATGTTAAAGTGATTCAACAAATCGCGCTTAACCAATGCAAAGTCGGTTAATCTAAATTTATGTGGGTGTTCTTGTGTAGTAAATCCTTTATATGTAGGCATTATACCAAATTTCCATCCTTAGTTAGTGAGGCGATCGACTGTCTTCCTAGATCAAAGTACGATTTTCCTGATGTATTGTTGGCATCGGTGCCTCCTCCGTCGCCCCATCTTACGCGCCATGCACCTGAACCGCCATTCTTGCTTCCGCCAGGGCCCAATAAGTGCGAAGCCTGTAACATACCAGCTACTGTTCCAGCATCGTCCCCGGGTTGAATTCCGCCTGAACGTTTTAGTGCATCATAATTCTTATTTGTGTAGCTTACAATCGCTCTTTCCTGTACTGCCGGTGCAGCAAGGAACTCCTCATCACTATGTACGCCGTCTTTTCCTGTCCATGCTTCTGGATACCTTACTGCCTTGGTACCATACATTTTAACATACTCCGGTTTAATGTATCCGTTATCTGCCAATGCGGCTGCACCCATTTGGTACTTGCCTAAGTAGTTACCATTTTTTGCTTCCCTTATACTGTAGTCACCACCGCTCTCTCTTTTGCCGACACCTGCTAGATAAACTTTAGTTTCGTCAGCAGTCAGTCCTTTAATCGGTACTTCCGGATCTGGCTGTCTAGCTAGATATGGTTTCAAGCTCTTTGATGACTTGCCAGTTGTTGCGGGAGACTTAGTTTGATCAGTTCCTCCAACTTTACCATAATTACCAGTACCTTGATTGATTGCAGGCACTCTGCCTAGTTCTCTATTAACTACACTAGCGGATAAAGATGTTATTCCGGTTCTGTTTAGAGACACTTTGTGGTGAGCAGGATCTGGCTCATGTATTGGAACTCTATCAACAGTTGAAGAGATCCTATTTTGAATTGTTTTATAGTTAGGCCCAACCTTAACTGAGTTTGGATACGACTTGCGTTTAATTCCCGGCAATGCAGTCACCGATTGTGTTCCGCCTGAGTTCAAATAAATCGGGTTGCCTTCTAATCCCAATGAACCACCAGATTTCATTGAGCCGCCGGAACCAGCATCAATGTTCAGTGCCGTTCCAGATTTAAGTAGTAATTCTGTATTAGCAGTTAATTGTATCTCTCCAGTAGTCTTACATGCTAAAATTTTCGAATCCGTTTTAATCTCACCTTCGGCTGCCACAAAAATTCCATTGCCTGCATACATGTTAATATTCTTATCTGCATGTAAGTTAATAGACTGAGCTGACCTTAAGCTAAAGTTGCCGTCGGCGAAGATTTCAATATCACCTTTCTCATTTAATTCAATCCAGGATGTACCTGTACTGTTAGTGATATAGATAAACTTTCCGGTGTCGTGCAGTAATACTTGATGCCCACTACCAGTTTTTATTCTAAAAAAGTTGTTCTCACCGAAGATGTCGCCGTCGTCCATAACAAACGTATGTCCACCTTTTCTGTACTTAGGAGTAACCTGTTCATCTGTTACAGAGTTTCCTCGTAATTTTGATTCTGCGGCAGGATCATTTTCTAAGTTAAATGTATCAGGACTTGGGCGACCAGGAGTACTAATACCAAACGTAGTACTTGGTGTCTGACGTTGACTACCACTTTTAATAGCGCCACGAAGATAATCAAATTCTAAGCCTTGATTTTCTAGTATACTAAATTGAGTCTTGTGCAGAGGTTTTTCTATTGATGCCCAGTTTGGATTAATATCATTTTCAGTAGATTCTGAGTATTCAACTACTGGTACTTGGTTAGGTCTGCTTGTCGACGGAATTGCTTGATCTATTTCATCTACTTTGTATGTAGAGGCACCGGTAGCACCCAAGCTAGGAACCATGTGATGGCTGTGTGAATCTGGAATGCAAGCAAACCAGAAACCTTTATTTAAATCGCCGTTGATAAATGTGAGCAGTACCCTAACACCTGGATCAGGCGGAACAAACCACATACCATAACTATGTTTTGTTTGGCCGAATTTGTTCTGTGGCGAAACTTCTAATTTATTAGTTGAATATTGAGGATTTGTACTTCCGTAAAACGGCGGAGCATAACTTACACTTATCCAATTTTCTTGATCATCTTTATTTGAGATTTGTGGAACAAACACCAACAGTCTACCCATTTTTTGTGTGTCTACCGTCCGTCTAACAATGCCAATGTATGTTCCAATCCATTTACCAACGTGAACGCTAGTTTCCTCTAGATACTCTGGTGTTTTATTGGGTCTTCTTCGATCAATTGCCATATATTATCCTGTGTCTCCATCATCTATAAAAAGCCCATCGTTCCTTGATCTGACTTGCTTAATCAGTAAGTCTTCGGTTGAGTTCAATATTCCTGCACCTGATAATCCGGCGGCGGCTAGTGTTCTATCTGCATTTAGCAGCGATGTAGCTTGTAATGTAGCATTATTTGTAACTGCATTTAAGTCATCGACTGCCTGGGCTTGTAATCCAGCAATTGTGCTATTTACAGACGTTAAAACACCCGATGTTACGGTCGACAACGGATCAGTAAGACCATCATATTCTGCTGTGTCAATTGCTCCAAGCCCTGCTGTCAAAGTGCTTGAGTTGGCGGTCGGAGCTTCTAAATCCGCCATAGATATTATGCTATCTCGCGGAGATGGTTTTACTTTGCCAGCAGCTTTTGATTCCTCGTCGTTATATGCCCTAACCATTGATAAATCTTGGGTGAACACCCCCTTACTAAATTCGCTTTTTATAGTTAAGACTTTGTATATTCCGGAAAAATATCTTCCTTTTATTCCTATGTCATCATCTGCGAATGTATGTAACCCTGTTGTTGTATTAATGTCATTGGCTAATCTAAAATTAACATTGACTAGCAGATCGCCGTCGTTAACTACTAAACTTCCAGACTTAAATAATCTTGGATCTTCTGCACGTTGAGTTCTTTCTAATAGAAAATCAAACAGTGCTTCTTGTTCTTGTATATACGACGGGTCACCGAGTATTTTCATGTCAATGGCTAGCATATCAGCCTTCGATGATGAATAGATATTATTAAACAAATCATTTACTCGTAAACTTTGTTGGTCGGCCTGAGTCGGGTCTATCGCGCCCTTACTACTCGGCACCAAAAGTTGTTTACCAGCAAGTTCACTAGTGCGGTCTACTCCGGCCGCCTCTTTTTTACCTCGCGGACGTGCTCCTGCGCCCAGGGCTCTGTCCGACTCAGAGTCGGAGTATGCACCTGCAGTTAAGAAACTATAAAAGGCTGTATTAAAATCAATTTTTAAATCTATCACATCTATGTTTTTACCGGTAAACAAATAATTATACTCCTTTATACAATCAGATTTCTTTGGGGCACCTTGGCCGCCGAACGGTAAACGATTACCATAATACTTAAACGGTGTAATTCCAATAGTGATCTTTTTTTGGTAGGCATTCATTTTTTTAATAAATGGTCCGAAAGTTATTGATGGCGTAATCTTAAAAAAGTTGAGTGGAGTAAGATTACCAGAAGACCTTTTACCTTGCCTATTATCTTGTTCTTTTGTATCGTCCGTTTCTGATTCAACTGTTTGTTTTAAAAAGTAATCGGATATTTTTAACAAGTCATTTATAATATCGATTATACTAGTACCGATAGGGAATGAAATATTTTGGCCCTCAACGGTTGGGTTCGAACCAGCTGCGGCTTGTTCTTTCGCAGCGAGCACCTTATCGGCCTCAATTGATCCTGCTTTATTTCTTAAGTTGTGTAATTGCTTTGACGATACAGTAATATTTTTCATTTTTACCGTTTTGTCTGCAGAGTCTTGCAAAAGAATATTAAAGATATATGGGATTTCTTCATACTTAAACTCATCCTTTGCCCATATCCAATAAGCATTTAATATCGATCCTAAGCCTGCATCACCTAATGTTGGAATTCTAACTCCTATTTTTAAAGGCACAGGAGGACTTCCGTCAGTAATAAGTTTAGAATCTTTGTATCTTTTTCTGGCGTCGTGATGTTTTAACAATTCCTTCGATAGCCTTTCAATTTCGCCTGCGTTCGATCCTATGAATGATTCTAGATTTAAGTTTTTACCGTTACCTAGTCTTGCTGGCGTTTGGATGTTTATATTAGATTCATCAAATGCAGAATGACTAACAACTATCCCAGTGATATTATATGTTGCACCATTATGATTATATCCCGCTTCAACCCGAATAATTTTTATTGGGATCCGACGCTGCGTTTTATCAATTTTTGTTGGGTTAAGATTTTCATCGTCATATCCGAAAAAATCAATTTGTAATAGGTAGATCATTTCAGTGGGATTGTTATACCCTAATTCATCAGCAGTTAAAGATAATCGATCTAATAGAGTTATTCCGTAAGGCTCAACTACAGTAAAGTCAACAGTTAAAACATTACTGCCTCTGCCCTTATTATTTGTTCCGACCACTGACTCCAGCGTCATTTTATCGAAATAAAAGTCATTTTTCCATATACGATGTCTTGTCAATCCTGTGTCGGCGCCGTGCCTACCGGCTGATGCTATTAACACATTTTCGCTTCTATATGTACTAAGACCGTTGGTCATTAACTCGTTGTATTGATCAATCTTCATCGCATGTAAGCTTAAACTATAGGTATATGTAGTAAAATTGTGCAGTACGTTTGGAATCGGATTAAATTTCCTGGCTGTTGTCGAGTTTGTCGATACTGCACCAGGGTCTGAGGGTCCACTAATTACGTTTGTGATTCCGTTGTTTATTCCGTATTCATTTTCCTGGAGGGCGGCATGGCGCTCTACGCCTGCCAACGCTGCATCGTCAGAGGATGCACGAAGAGCAGTAAATGCGCCTTGGAATTCGTCAGCACCAGGAAAGCTTGTTGCTGCTTTTCTTAAATTGTCAATTTGTGTAGTAACTAAACTCGTTGCGCCATCAGTTATTTGCTGAGGATTAAGAGCAGATATGATTGGTGCAGCGGCTTTTAAAGCTGCACTGCGAAGAAGCTGTTCACGTTTTGTTGGGCTAGCAACATTCTGAAATTGTGATGCTGTGACCAGGCCGCCAGTATTATAATCTTCAAATCTATGACGTCCGGTGGTCTGATCCTGACCTAAATAGTTTCTGGTATTTAATTGTTCGTCAGTGGGAGGAGTACTTAGAAGAACTCGTTTTCCAAGATTGGAATCGTAATAAACAAATTTACCAGTAACGTCAACGCTCTCAAATGTCAATGCCATTTGTTACAGCCCTAACGCATTTATTAGTTCTTCTTTTTTGGGTATAAAAATCTGTCTGCCTGGAAGGAAATCAAATATTGGATCTTTCAATAAGTTTGGATTTCTAGCAGTAAACACCCACCATAGTCTGGAATCTTGGTAAAGATCTGCCGCTAGTAAGTCTGGTTTATATTTGTACACTTCAGTAATTAGAAATACAACGTCATCCTGTAAACGAGGAATGTATCGAGGTTCATATAAATCTAAAAAACTATCTCCGTATATAGAAGTTTCGTAGTACATACTGGTTTTATTATAAGTTGCTCCCATTAAATGAAGCCTCTAGTAATCATCTCTCCACTAGCAAACTGATTATAATTGAATGTTGAAACCTGTCTTCTGCTGTAAATCGGCTGAACTGTGAATGCAATCATCATGTCTGTCGGAACTCTAGTATTATCTCCGCTAGCTGTAGCAGGTGCTGCACCGGGTTGACCTGTGACTCCGTAACCAGAATAATCAACGTTTTCGTCTGTGCCTGCGGAAATATAATCGACATCACCCGGCAATTGATAGTTTGCCATCTTTAATGCAACGGGAACATTATTAAAATGATGCTTACCGTATCCATTTAAATGCAGTATTGGTGGAGGGTTACCTGCGTTCTCTCCAGTACCGAAAAACATTTTTGTTGCTAGTCTACAAAATGTAATAACTGCTAACAAATATCTAGCTTCAGCTGCGTTCATCGCGGTGAACTGTCCACTAATAGTCATGTCTTGTACATCGCTAGACGAATAAAATAATGGTGTGTAGTTTGATTGTGTTAAACGTTGTCCCTGCCAATCAGCAGAATAGTTAATTGAAATGTTCGGTGTGTACGGAAATACTACTCCGTTGGTTTCCATCAATGGTGCCATCAATCCTTGCGAATATAAGCTCTGTGCTAAACCATCTGGAAATCCTATTCTTACTCGCCAGTCACTTTCAATCGGCGTACCGTTTTGATCTCGAAACGTCATATTTTCGGGGCTAAATGCTCGTGGAGGATTTTGTACCAGTCCAGTTCCACCGAAGAGCCTAGTGATTGCTCCGGTAATGCCTTGTGTTGGTATATGCCTGGTGAGATCACCTATTCCGGCCGTGATTCCGCCTGGAAATGACTTTTCTCCGGGTAAAATGCCTGCTGATAAAAAATCTGATAGCGCCATAATAAGTAAATATAAATTAGTCTTGCATTATTATTTATTTCCTTTATAATAGTACATTATTATCTACATAGGAGTTCCATGCGACACAACTATCTGAATAACAAAGACTTATTATTAGAAATACACAAGAGCAAAACCACGTATTGCGTCTATAAGAAGCCGGAAGACGCCGATTATGACATAATCTTAAAGAAACTGACACAAATTAACCCATCAAACATAAGAAATGCAAAGAAAAATAGAATTGATAGGCTAATGAAGCAACAGTTAGATCTTGTCAAGGATCGTAGCAAACTGAGGCAAATCAAACCGAGAGAAATACGGGACCAGGATCTAATTTTCCGTGTAATGACATTGGAGCATATACCCGAAGACATAGACAAAAATAAAGCGATAGAAGATGAGATCGATGCTGAGAATGAACCAGATGAGGCATTACTTAAAAAATTACAAATCGTTAAAAAATACGTTAAGGTAAATTTCCCGGCGTTCCAACACTATAGGATAGACAAAAACGGTCGGCCGCGCGTAGTCGGAAGATCACATTGGATTGGCGATTTTAAGACTGGTCACTTTCAGAAAGATCACGGCAACATGACAAATAAACTTGCACTAATGTTTATGAAGTTGTGTGAGCGTTATGCTACTAGAGGAAACTGGCGAGGCTATACTTACAACGACGAAATGCGTAACCAAGCATTGCTGCAACTAATACAAATAGGATTACAGTTCGACGAAAGTAAAAGTCAAAACCCGTTTGCATATTACACTGCGGTCATATCGAATTCGTTTACTAGAGTGTTAAACATCGAAAAGAAAAATCAAAACATAAGAGATGACATACTAGAAATGAATAACCTATCTCCTAGTTACACTAGACAGAACTCCGGAGGTGGCGGCGCTCATAGCGAAGAATATGAATGATCGCAACGAGGGCTGATTTTATTGCAATAATGGTTTATGAAGGTGGGATAGACGAGGGTGCTTTGTTTATGCCCGAGACTGACCCATTCTTAAATCCTGATCACACAAAGCCTCCAGCACATTGGTTTATTAATACCAAACCTATTGATCTTAATGAAGGTCGAAAAGGAACTTTTTTTAATTGGTGCAAAGAAAACCTCAAAGGATCAATTTTTTGTTATTACAGTCAGGGACTTGAAGAATGGTGGGGCTTCACCGAGAAAGATGATATATCTGTGTGGCTATTAAAATGGGGGTGAATTGAACACGAACTGTTTGAGTTCCGTGTAAATTTGCTATATACTTTAACACATGAAAAAACTTTTTAATAAGGCAATTGCATTTACAGATATTCATCTCGGCGCAAAAAGTAACAGTCAAATTCATAATAACGATTGCATCAATTTCGTTAAGTGGATGATCACCGTTGCTAAGAAAGAAGAATGCGAGACTTGTTTTTTCTTGGGCGATTACCATAACAACAGAGCAAGCATCAATATCATAACTTTGAATTATAGTTTACGATGTTTGGAACTTCTAAGTGAAAACTTCAAACAGGTGTACTTCATTCCAGGTAACCACGATCTTTACTATAGAGACAAACGCGATGTCAAAAGTATCGAGTGGGCAAAACATATTCCAAACATAAATGTTATTAATGATTTTACAATTATAGACAACGTTGCATTGATCCCGTGGATGGTTGGGCAGGAGTACAAACAAATTGCTAAGATAAGCGAACAGTACATGTTTGGCCATTTTGAATTGCCTCACTTTAAAATGAATGCAATGATTGAAATGCCGGACCAGGGGGAAATTAAGCGCGAAGACTTCAGCAATGTCGGGCAGGTCTTCTCCGGACACTTCCACAAACGACAAACAAATAAAAACATCACGTATATGGGAAATTGTTTCCCACATAACTACGCTGATGCAGGTGATACCGAACGAGGCTGCATGGTATTGGAATGGGGCAAGAAGCCGGAGTACCATACATGGCCTGATCAGCCTACCTATTCTGTATACGATTTCTCTACATTATTAGAAGACCCTGAAAAACTACTAAAGCCCAACATGCATATACGGGTTAATTTAGACGTTGATATTAGCTACGAAGAAGCGAATTTTGTTAAGGAAACGTTCGTAAAGACCTACAAACTAAGAGAAATTACGTTAATTCCTGCGAAAAAAGAATTGCATGAGTATGAGAACAAAGCTGAGATTAAATTTGAAAGTGTAGATCAAATTGTGTTTGGACAGTTAACCGCTATTGAGAGCGATCACTTCGACAAAAATATTTTGTTGGATATCTATAAACATTTATAATTGATGAGTATAAAGATAAAGAACCTAACAGTTAAAAACTTTATGAGCATTGGTAATGTTACGCAAGCTATCGACTTTGATCGAACTGACTTAACATTAGTACTGGGAGAAAACCTCGATTTAGGTGGAGACGACGCAGGTGCTAGAAATGGTACTGGGAAGACTACTATAGTCAATGCTTTGAGTTATGCACTGTACGGACAAGCTCTTACCAATATTAAGCGCGACAACCTAATTAACAAAACTAACAATAAGAACATGTTAGTTACTATTACGTTTGAATGCGAAGGAACATCCTATCACATTGAACGAGGACGGAAAGTAAACCTGTTAAAATTCTTTGTTAACAACGAAGAAAAGGAGATAACAGACGACAATTCTCAGGGTGACAGTAGACAGACACAGCACGACATAGAACGATTAATCGGAATGTCCCACGACATGTTCAAACATATTGTCGCCCTCAATACATACACCGAACCATTCCTTAGTTTAAAGGCCTCAGATCAACGTTCAATTATCGAACAGCTATTAGGTATCACTCTTCTCAGTGAAAAAGCTGAAGTATTGAAAGAGCAGATTAAGACAACAAAAGATATGATCGTTGAGGAAGATTACAAGATCAAAGCTAACCAGGAAGCAAACACAAGAGTGGAAGAACAGATTGACAATTTAAAGAGGCGTCACGTACTTTGGATTAAACAACACGACGAGGATCTAGCCAAGATTCAAAAAGCTTTATCTGCACTAGAGGAAGTAGATATTGAAAAAGAATTATCTCTGCACGAAACTTGGAAAACGTTTAACAATGAGAAGCGAGAGTTTAATACAGTCAATAAGGACTTAACTAGAACCATCAAAGAAGCAGATCAAATTCTCAAAACTGTAGAAAAACTAGACGTCGAAATAAAAAGCCTAGCTGAACACAAATGCTATGCATGTGGACAAAAATTACATGACACAAAACACAACAGCATTATCAAAGCGAAGAAAACGGAACTTAAAAAATCTAAAACTGAACTAAGTCTAGCAGAATCTAGCTTAGAAGAATTACAAAACAAAATCAAAACCCTAGGCTTTGAGGACAAAAAACTAGCGGACACATTCTATTCTAAATTAGAAGATGCTTACAACCACAAGTCTAGCTTCGAAAACTTAAACCATCAGCTTACGACTAAAATAGCTGCGCAAGACCCATATAAAGATCAAATTACAGAAATGACCGTCAAAGCTGTTGTTGAAGTTAACTATGATATGATGAATGAGTTAGTGAAGTTAAAAGAGCACCAAGAATTTTTACTAAAGCTGTTAACAAGCAAAGACAGTTTTATTCGCAAGCGTATTATTGATCAAAACCTAAACTACTTAAATTCTAGACTGGAAATTTACTTAGACAAGATTGGCTTGCCACATAGCGTAACGTTCTTAAACGATTTGAGCGTAGACATTAAAGAACTTGGACGTGACTTAGACTTTGACAACCTTAGCAGAGGTGAGCGCAATAGGTTGATACTAAGTTTAAGCTGGGCATTTAGAGATGTTTGGGAAAGTTTGTACAAGCCTGTTAACCTACTGTTCATTGACGAATTGATCGACAGTGGACTAGACAGTTCTGGCGTTGAAGCTGCTATGGGAATCTTAAAGCGCATGAGCAGAGACTTAAACAAGAGTATTTGGTTAATTAGCCATAAAGATGAACTAGCAGCAAGAGTAAATAATGTCTTGCATGTTATTAAGGAAAATGGATTTACAAGCTACAGTAATTATGTAGATGTGGGAGCAACAGCATTATGAAAACTGAACGGTTAGGACATTATGTCTCTAATAAAAACGAACGAACGTATGTCTGTTTTTATAGTGACCACTTAGCACTAAGTCCAGCGTACCCTAGTTTTCTACATGGGGTTGCAGAAATGGTTGAGAGTGGTGCTGGCTACGGTATGACGTTTTGGAAAGATGATGAATGCCAAACTATGTATGTCCGAGATATTACAGACGGTGAGCCTGGGCCTGTCGTTGCTTCGACAGTGTTTAGACACGTTGCGGAACAATCTTATATTTGGATTGAGATGACTAGTGTTAACAAAGACCATCGAGGACAACGCCTATATCAATTTATGCATGAGTACTATGAGGCCCTAGCAAAACGTTGGGGCGTTAAAAAATTGTCTGGCAATGTAAACGTAAACAATATTGCCTCAGTTAAACAACGTGAGTCGGTAGGATTTAAAACGAGATTATTAGTGCAGGATAAGATCATCAAATAATGAATTTGCACTTCGATCCTATGTACCATCAATATTATGAACAATACACTGAGGGATGGATTCGTGTACCCATAGAATCATTTTTTGGAGACCCACACGAGTATAGACACAGTGATTTAGTAAATGCTCTGCACTCCTTTAAATCCGACAAAGGGTTTGCAGTTATTAATCGGCGTGATCGGATAACAACCGTATTGTTTGAGAACGAATATGATGCTACAATGTTCTTATTGAAATGGAAGCAAACATGAAATACTTATATTCAACCGAGGGAATTAACACAGATAATTGGGTTACCGTTCCGTATACGGAATGGCGCTATGATGCAGATTTCAGACGATTATCGGACTTACTTGAGAATCATAAATCTGACAAAAGATTCACATTCGACAACCACGCCTTAAAATTTGAATCAGAAGAGGATGCTATTGTAATCTCATTAAAATGGACATAAATTTTTAGCGTTAATTTGCATGGTATAACTATGTTTACAAAGGAAACAACTATGAACACAGATACACACAACAGAATTATTGAATTAGTTGGAACATACACTAACGAAAACGAAAGATTCGTTACCAAAGGTGTTAAAGCATCAGCAGCTAGAGCCCGTAAAGCTTTATCTGAGATGAGCAAACTCCTAAAAGTACGTCGATCGGAGATTCAGGAAGCAAAAGTTTCATTAGTTAAGTAATTGATGCCAAGTCCGTCTAAAGCCAAAGGATCAAGTTGGGAAAGAGATGTAGCAAGATTCTTATCCAGCATGTATAACGAAAGCTTTATACGGGCTCCGGGAAGTGGGGCATATACGGGTGGCAAAAATGTCGTCCGTAAAAGTATTTTGCATGAAGGACAAATACGAAACTTTAAAGGTGACATTGTCCCAGGAGAATCGTTTCCAAAATTCAATGCGGAATGCAAATCATACAAAGACTTCCCGTTTCACTTATTTTTCTCAGGCCCAATTAGACAACTAGACGAATGGATTGATCAATTATTAGACGCAGCTGACGAGGGTGACTTTAATATATTGATTATGAAGTTTAACAACAAAGGCAAATACATAGCTACCGAAGCAAAACATTTCCCACCATTAGCCCAACCCTTAGGCATTCAGTACCACCATCAAAAAGATAACTCACTCTGGCAGATCACCGAATATAACAACTTTTGGCAATTTAACAAAGACGCCGTTAAGGCTCTTTGCACATAGTAGCACTGTTTGGTCGGCGTTGGTCGACTCTCATCGAGACTGCCGCCAAGGAGCGACGCCGTCGGATAATTTTGAGCGCTACAATAAACTAAAAAATTTAGGCTCTGTGAAACAGGTACAACCTAAGCTGACTATATTTCGATTGTTAGGGATGTTAGCGGTTCCGTTGGTATGACGAAGCTAGAGTAGGGGGAGATAGGCCAACTGCCTCCATGCTTAATTGCAATCTCTTTTAACAAGATGACTATGGACTCGACGAATGTCTATATCATATTTTGCCCGCGGACGGGCGAATTATGACCTCAGATCTGACGAAATATCTAAAGCTTACTATTAGGATACGGTACTAAAAGATAAAATGTCTGAGCGCTAGCGAAAGACAGATGTTCGAAGAACATCTTAAAAGAATGGCAGTCCGGTTTTCTTAGTAGTCTCGAAGTTTTCCTCTATCAACTTATGAATTGTGTCACGTTCAAATTGACTTAACTCATATGCAGTTTCATAGGACAAGCCGCCGCGCATGTACCATGTAAACTTAAACGCTTCGACAGTAAAGGCTTTTGACTCGTTCTCGTATTGCTCTAATAGCCCTACGATAGCGTCGTTATCTAAAATCAAAAGCCGTCGGCGAAAAAACTTGCATGATCAAACTCAAAGTTAGTAGAATATTCAAAGCTACATTCATCACATTTTATCTTGAACGGTTTAAGTGCCATAACCTCTGCAAAACCACTAAGAACTTTTTGTACTTCACGGATTACTTTACTATCTGAATTTTCATAGTATTCTATTATTTGTTTTTTATCAGTTACTTCTATTCCATCGACTTTAATAATCTCAGTACTAATTGATAGACTTTGAAGATTGATATTTAATAGGTTAGATAAACTGTCTTTAAGCTTTAAGCTACGATCCTTCTCGTCGAGATTTGGATCTTCAAGAATTCTCATTGTTTGTTCTTCTGCAAACTTAGCTTGATTCTCATTATTAAATTCAAAATAGTTTTGTGGACGAAATTTAAATTCTAAATCTTCAATTTTGTGCCACTGTGTGTAATCAGGCATTGCTAATTGTTCTAATGCATTCCTTAAATCTGCCGCATACGGTGAAACAGCTTTACATTCTGGACACGTTGAATCAAATTTCAACTCATGCCCATAACTAGCAATTCGTATTGCTATAAGCAGGTAATCGATATCTACGCTTGGCATTTCCCAGGCATTCTTAATACTAGGACAACAACTTTGAACGGTATTAACTGTGCTTTCTCCGTTAAGTAATGCGTCTGGAGTTCTCAGCATTATCTCATCTTTTGTTGTCATTGGATAAATCGGAATTTCTCCGTTGACTGGTAATTCGATTGATCCTTCCTTCCAATACATTCCTTTACTTGGTAACTTAACATAAATTGCTGGTTTTCGAAAGTGTTTAACAAGTGGATTTGGTTGCATTTCCATAATAATTAGATCCTATAAATATACTAGTATTTATTGGTATAAAAATGGCTGATTTTAATCCTGACGATCTAAACGACGCAATTGAATCATTAATTGAAACTCTCAACAAGTTTAACTCTAAAGTTGCGGATGCAGCAAAATCCAGACTTAACGTTGATAATGATTACGACAAACGACGAATTAAGAGTATGAAGACGTGGGATAAGTTATCTAAGGATACAACCGACAATATCACACATATGAATTGGGCATTTGGGAAATTAGGTAAAGATTCTGCCAAGTCCCTTAAAGATCACATAGCAGCTATTGAAGAAAGTATTAATGCGATTGACAAACAACGTGAAAAAGAAAAGGAACAAGGTGGGGATAGAAAAGAAATTTATGAGGAACTAACCAAGAAACAAAAAGAACTTCAGAACGCTTTAAAAGATTCCAAAAAAGCACTCACAGATGCCGGAAGATCGTTTAGCGAAGTTATAAAGAAACACATCAAAGGTGAATTGACTGCTGGGTTAACTGGTGTAAGTTTAGCAGCTAAAATGACTACTAAATCAGTTGTTAATCTCGGCGTCGGAATAACAAAAATCGGAGCAGTGATAGGAGATGTTACAAAAGGTCTACTTGATTCTGGTAGTGCTACATCAGTATCACAAACTGTATTTAGAGCTGGTTTAGATACCGCGGGGAAGGCTGGTAGTACTTTTGGTGACATGCTATCTAGGGCAGGTGACGCACTATTAATATTTGGTAAGGGTGGTTATATTAAACTAGTAGGACTTGCCCTCGAAGGCCTTGGCATTGGTGTAAAAACAGTTTCTGAAGGCGCAAGTAAGTTAGGCGGAGTAGTTTTAGAAACCACTGTTAAAGAATTAGAAAAAACAATTAAGACTTATAGATCGATGGCGGGCGCCGGCGCAACGTTCACTGGTGGCATGACTGAAATGAGAGATAGTGCGTATGCGGCAGGGTTTACACTACAACAATTTGGAGAAATTGCAACAAAGTCAGGGTCAACATTATCAATATTAGGTGTTGGTGTTACCGAAGGCCTAAAGATGATTGGCAAGTCAACTCAAATTATGAAGCAGGAAGGTACATTTGATCAATTACTTCAATTAGGATATGGTTTCCAAGAAATCGGCGAGCTTCAGGCAGAAGTAATTGCCGATATGAGTAGACAAGGTGCCGGACAAACAGTTACTAAAAGAATGGTTGCTGAAGAGACGGCTAGGTATGCTGAGAACTTAAGAATTATTTCCTCTATTACCGGAGAAGACGCTAAGAAGAAAATGCAAGAGGCTAGAGATTCTGCTAATGAATTGGCATTTAGACAAAAACTTGCAGGAAAGACAGCTAAAGAACAACAAGATATTTTAGAAGCAATGGCAGTTATGCCAGCAATTCAAAGAAAGAACTTTAAAGAATTAGTTGTCTTTGGCAGTGTTGTTAATAAAGAAGGCGCAATATACGCTAGTAATGTTCAAGGCGCAGCAGCTAAACAACAAGAACAACTTGCAGCATTCCACAACGGGACATTAGGTTTAGCAAAAGAAAATGAATTGTCTAGCAAATACAATAAACAAATTAGAGAAAGTATTCTTAACGATACACGAGGTTTAGCAATGGCAGCAATGTCACCGAGTGGGGCTTTTAAAGATGTTGCAGCGTTATTAGGTGAAGTATTAGATTCGACAATTAAAATTACTAAAAAATCAGTCGATGCTGCTAACGATCAAGTCACAGGAATGAAATCAGCAACTGATGCATTGACTACTGGAGTTCGAGACGCTGCCCATGCTGCACAGAAAATGGCACAGGATGTAGAAAAGGTATTTACAGATAGTAAAATATTTAATCTGTATACAAAAATGACCGTCAAGATGTTTGACATATTTAAGAATGCAGTTGTTGATCCATTAATGCACTACGTTGGCGCAGTTCGACCTGGAGAAGCAGAAGACGATGGCTTCTTTGGATCAGGAATAGGAATGAATGAAATAGCTACTGGTGCAGCGGTAGGTAGTTTAGGATACGGCGCTGGAAAAAAATTACATAATAGATTCGGCGGTATGGGTGGTGATAAAATGTTTGGTAGTGCTGCCAAGGCTGTGCCCTCAGTGACAGAAAAAACATTGCAAGGGTTGCGACAAGGCAAGGGTCTAGCAACAAAATTGGGTTCGGCAGCATCTGGAGCAGTTAGTGGTGGAGCATCCAAAGGAATATTATCTGCATTAACTAAAATAGGAGGAAGATTAATACCTCCAGTAGCTATAGGACTTACATTAAAAGGAATATATGATGCTGCTAGCGAATATATTCCTAAATTCTTAGATGCGAAATCTAGTGCCGAAGAAGGTGATGCCGCAGTAAAGTCAATGATGAGCAGCTCACCAGTCCGCGCACGAGCCAAGGGTTACGGGGGAACCAGTTTAGCAATGGCAGCAATGTCACCATCTAAAACTCCTCTTACAGACGTTATAACACCCGATGTTGAATCTAATAAGGAACTTGTAAAACAATTAGCCTCTTTAATTGACGTCAACAAAAATCAGACTGAAAAATTAGAAAAATCAATTGAGATGTTGCGCGACAAAAATTCTAGCCAATTGGAAGAATTAATTAGGCTGTTTGATAGAAACGTCGGCTATAGCAAGAATATAGTTGACAACCAGTAATAGAGTAAATAAACAACAGGAACAAATTAATAATGTCGTGGAAAAAACATTTTCGAATAATTGAAATTAATAACGTTAGCCCGTTCTCCAAAGACCAACGTAACATTGATGGCTTTGGATACAGAAACTATCAGTATAACCTTCCAGAGGTATACGTCGGGCATCCAAACAGATTAGAACGTTATAACCAATACGAACATATGGATTTGGATAGTGAGGTTAACTCAGCACTAGACATTATTTCTGAATTTTGTACACAGCTCAACATTGAGAACGAAACTCCGTTCGATTTGGTATTTAAAGAACAAGCTACTGATAGAGAAGTGAAATTACTTAAGGAACAACTTCAACAATGGTGTTCCTTAAATGAATTTAATAAACGTATGTTCAAAATGTTTAGAAACGTTATGAAGTATGGAGATCAAATCTTTATACGTGATCCAGAAACGTTTGAATTGTTTTGGGTTGACATGGGTAAGGTTATCAAAGTTATTGTGAATGAGAGTCAGGGCAAAGAACCGGAACAGTATATTTTAAAAGAAGTCGGCCCTAACTTTCAAAACTTAACAGCAACAATGATTAGCACAACGGATGTGTTTACTAACCATCCACAGTCTGGCGGAGCCAACAGTGCATACATTCAACCAAACACTCCTTACTCCTCAGGTGGTTCACGTTTCTCAGTTGCACAAAATGAATCAGCTATCAATGCAGAACACATTGTACATTTAAGTTTAACTGAAGGCTTAGATATTAATTGGCCGTTCGGTAATAGCATATTGGAATTAGTTTTTAAAGTATTCAAACAAAAAGAATTACTTGAAGATTCGATTTTAATTTACAGAATACAACGAGCACCAGAACGTCGTGTGTTTAAAATTGATGTAGGTAATATGCCTGCTCACTTAGCTATGCAATTCGTAGAAAGAGTTAAGAACGAAATTTGGCAGCGACGAATTCCTACTGCTACTGGTGGTGGATCAAACATGATGGACGCAACATATAATCCATTATCAATTAATGAAGATTACTTTTTCCCAGTTACTGCCGACGGACGAGGCAGTAGCGTAGATACATTATCGGGCGGACAGAACTTAGGTGAGATTGATGACTTAAGATACTTTACTAATAAATTGTTCAGAGGATTAAGAATTCCAAGTAGTTACCTTCCGACTGGCCCTGAAGATGGAACGGCACAGTTTAACGACGGCAAGGTGGGCACGGCATTAATTCAGGAATGGCGTTTCAATCAATATTGCAAGCGTCTACAAAACTTAATTATTGAAAAACTTGATTTAGAATTTAAAATGTTCTTGCGTTGGAGAGGCATTAACGTTGAAGGTAGCATTTTTGATATTAAATTTAACGAGCCACAAAACTTCTCCAACTACAGACAGATTGAACTTGATAACAGTCGAGCACAAGCATATACCTCATTAGAAGGTTATGCTTATCTATCGAAAAGATTCTTGCTAAAACGATTCTTAGGCCTGAGTGACGAAGAGATGGAAGAAAATGATCGTCTCTGGGAAGAAGAAGTTGCTGGTGACCAGGCAGGTGATGCAGATGATGTTGGTATGCGAGCAGTGGGTATTACCGGATCTGGCATTGATGCTGACTTGGACTTAACTAACGATCTATTAGGTGCAGAAGAAGCCGATGCAATGGGCGGTACAGGATTAGAAGGCTTAGAAGGCCCTGCTCCTGAGGGTCCCGGCGGACTTGCTGGAATTGCTCCAGCGCCAGAAGCTCCTGTCTAATATATTTGGTAAATAATTTAATGCATCTATTTGAAATCTTTGATTCGGAGACAGGAACTGACCAACAAGATCCTATGTTCTCCCCCGACGTTGACCAAAGTAAGTTAGAAATGTCCGACACTAGAAAGACACGTTTAACGCTAAGGCACATTAATAAACTGCGTTTAATGAACGATTTAAGAGCAGTGGAAATGCAGCAGAAATTATCAAAAATTAAAAATCAATACGGAATTAAACCAGAGGCCTCAGCACTTTAACGTTTCTTTCGTCAAATGACCCCAAAAAGCACCAATTACGGTGCTTTTTTTCATTTTCCAGTAAATAATTTTACAGTCATATTATAAAGGAACAATTATGAACAAGTATGAACAGATAGTTGAATTTTTAACAAACGGCGAAACTGATAAAGCTCGTAGTTTATTCCACGACATTACAGTTGAAACAAGCCGCAAGATTTATGAAAGTCTAATAAGCGATGAAGATTTTGCAGATGTAAGCAATGACAAAACTGGTGATATTATCGACGACATTACAGATGAAGTTGAGAACGAAGAAATTACAGATAGCGCAAAGACACTAGGTAAAGTTATTACTGCTGAAGAAGCAAAACAGTTATTGGACTATGTAGACGGTTCGATCAATGAAGGCGATCACGGAGAACTACTATCCAAAGTAGCAAGTTTCTACGGTGTTGCACAAGAGAGCGTTAAGGGCTCACTTGAGGAAAACAGCGATCAACTGTTAGATATTGCATACGGCAAAGTAGCTGAGGACGACGACGAAATGCCTATGGGCGATGATCCAGAAGCAATGGGTGATGATCCAATGGCAGATCCAGAAGCAATGGGTGATGATCCAATGGCAGATCCAGAAGCTATGGGAGACGAAGTACCAGCCGAAGGCGCAATTGAAGATAGAGTATTAGATCTCGAAGACGCACTTGATGAACTTAAGAGCGAATTTGACGCAATTATGTCAGACGAAATGGGTGATGATCCAATGGCAGATCCAGAAGCAATGGACGATGATCCAATGGCAGATCCAGAAGCAATGGACGATGATCCAGAAGCAATGGACGATGATCCAGAAGCAATGGGTGATGATCCAATGGCAGATCCAATTGAAAGCCGCAGATCGACACCGACATCAGCATCGGACCTAATGCGTGAATATATTGAGAAAGTAAATGCACCAGAAAACACAGAAGGTAAGGGTGTTGCAGCTGGCGGAGCAGGAGCTAACGTAAATAAGAGCTCGGTTGTAGCTGGTAAGAATGACATGGGTGGAACTGCTAAGAACTTAGTCAAAGGCGGAACAAACTCTAACCCAGACGGAACTACTCCTCCATCAACCGACAAGCCAGCAAACCTAAAGCACGCTGGAAGTTTCCAGAATGTTGCAGGTGGCAGAGTTAGACAGGGAAGTGCTAAAAGCCCAGTTACATCCGAGCCATCGGGTGTTAACAAAAGAAGCACTTTATAAGTAACTTAATAATATGACTGTATTATTGCGTGAACACCTTTCCTTCGACCAGGCTCAAATAATTGTTGAGAACGCTGGCGAGGGAAAGGATCTATATCTTAAAGGTATCTGTATACAAGGTGGCGTTAAAAATGCTAACCAACGTGTGTATCCAGTGGATGAAATTAGTCAAGCAGTCAAATCTGTTAATGAACAAATCAAAACAGGTTACAGTGTACTAGGTGAAGTTGATCACCCCGATGACCTGAAGGTTAATTTAGATCGCGTTAGTCACGTTATCACAGAGATGTGGATGGACGGGCCTAACGGGTTCGGTAAAATGAAAATTATTCCTACTCCAATGGGAAATTTAGTTAAGACTATGTTGGAGTCGGGAGTAAAATTAGGAGTTAGCAGTAGAGGAAGCGGTAATGTAAATGAAGCTTCCGGTACCGTTAGCGAATTTGAAATAGTAACTATTGATGTCGTTGCACAGCCTAGCGCACCAGGTGCATATCCGACGCCCATATATGAGGGGCTGATGAATATGAAATTTGGTCATAGGACATTCGAAATGGCTAAGGACGCCAGTGCAGACTCGAGGGTACAAAAGTACTTAAAGGACGCTATGTTGCGTCTCATTAAGGACTTAAAACATGGAAAATAAGGAGAACCATAAATGCTAGAAGCTATCAAACCATTAATCGATAGCGGAATCGTAAATGAAGAAACCAAGAATCAGATTCAGGAAGCTTGGGATAATCAGATCGCCGAAGCAAAAGAAAGTGCCAAAGCGGAACTTCGTCAGGAGTTTGCGAATCGTTATGAACACGATAAAGCTGTAATGGTTGAAGCTGTAGAAAAGATGGTAAACGAATCTCTTAGAGAAGAGTTAGTTGAATTTGCAAACGATAAGAAAAAGATTGCTGAAGAAAGAGTAGCGTTCAAACGCTATGTTCAGACTACAGGCAAGAGTTTTCAGAATTTCCTAGCAAAAAGACTAGCTGAAGAAATTAAGGAATTGAGAGAAGATAGGAAGAATCAGTCAGCAATTATGAGTAAGCTGGAACAATTCGTAATTAATTCTCTCGCAGAAGAACTTAATGACTTCGCAAAAGACAAGAAAGACGTTACTGAAACAAAAGTTAAGCTTATTACTAGAGCCAGAGCTGGTCTAGTAGAAATTAAGAAACAATTTGTTCAGCGTAGCGCCAAGCTTGTTAAAGAGGCAGTTACCAAAAATCTAAAAGCTGAACTAAAACAGTTTAAGAATGACATCAAGCTAGCACGTGAAAATATGTTTGGTCGTAAAATTTACGAAGCTTTTGCTGGTGAATTTGCTATTACTCATCTTAACGAAAACGAAGAACTTAAGAAGCTGAAAACCCAATTAGCGATTAAGGACAAAGTGATTAGTGAGAGTAGAAAAGTGATTTCCGAAAAGCAACAACTCGTAGAAGGCGCCCAAAGGGATCGTACATTAAACGAACTCTTAACGACTCTTACCAAAGAGAAGGCAAGCATAATGCGTGAACTACTTGAGAACGTGCAGACACCTAAGCTAAAGTCTGCATTTGACAAGTATCTACCAGCAGTTCTTAATGGCTCCCGTAGGTCATCTCCAAAGATGATCACCGAGGGACATAGAGAAGTTACTGGTGATAAAACTGCTAAGAAGGCAGCTGATTACGATAGTGTGAATAACATTATTGAGATTAAGCACCTAGCAGGGCTGAACAAGTAACAAATAACAAGTAAATACAAAGGAGAGAAGTACAATGAAACAACCATTACTAGAAAGCCGTTGGGGTGAAACCAAAGAAGCCCTGTTAGAGGGTCTCAAAGGGACTCGCCGCACAACAATGGCAATTATACTAGAAAACACAAGAAAGAAACTTGTTGAAAATGCTACTGCTGGTGCAACTGCATCGGGCAACATGGCAACTTTGAACAGAGTTATCCTTCCCGTTATTCGACGTGTGATGCCTACAGTTATTGCAAATGAGATCGTTGGCGTACAGCCAATGCAAGGTCCAGTTGCACAAATTCATACCTTGCGTGTCCGTTATGCGGATACCATGAACGATACCAGTCCTACAAACACTGATACCGTTGCAGGTGATGAAGCATTAAGCCCATTTAAGATCGCTACAGCCTACGCTGGTGATGCGGCTACTGCTCGCGCAGGAAGCACAGCTAGCTTAGAAGGAAATCCAGGACGTAGAATGAACGTTCAGATCTTAAAACAGGTTGTTGAAGCTAAGACGCGTAAGTTAAGCGCACGTTGGACCTTTGAAGCAGCGCAAGACGCTGAGTCAATGCATGGTATCGACGTTGAAGCTGAAATTATGGCGGCTCTGGCACAAGAAATTACTACAGAAATCGATCAGGAAATTCTTGGTAGCCTACGAGCATTAGCAGCAACAGAAGAAGCATACGACCAAGCAACAGTTTCTGGTACAGCAACATTCGTCGGTGACGAACACGCAGCTCTTGCGGTTCTCGTTAACCGAGTTGCTAACAGAATTGCTGCTCGTACACGTCGTGGTGCCGGTAACTGGGCAGTTGTAAGCCCACAGGCATTAACCGTGCTACAAAGCGCAACAACTTCAGCATTTGCGCGCACTACCGAAGGTACTTTCGAAGCTCCTACGAACACCAAGTTCGTTGGAACATTGAACAGTGCAATGAAAGTTTTTGTCGACAGCTATGCACAGGACACAGTGCCTGTATTAGTTGGATACAAAGGTAGCAGCGAAGCAGACGCAGCAGCATTCTACTGCCCATATATTCCATTAATGAGCAGCGGAGTTGTGTTAGATCCAGCAACGTTAGAGCCAGTAGTTGGCTTTATGACACGTTACGGATATGTGGAGCTCACTAATACTGCTTCATCGCTAGGTAACGCAGGTGATTATCTAGGTGAAGTTACTATTGCTAACCTATCATTCCAGTAAACATCCTGGAATATTAGCGTCTACAACAGGAAACCCGGTTCGCCGGGTTTTTTGTTGACTTGAATACCGCTGATCAAATAAATATTACATCATGCGACTAAATGAACTAACTCGTCCAAAATCTATAATCCAGGATATTACATCTAACTGTAAACAAATCCTAAGTCTGTACGCATCATTCCCAGGTAGGTATTTCTATAGAGGATCGAAAAGAAGTGGATCAATTTATAAAGGTAACTCTTATCAAAATCGGATTCCCAAAGATACAGATCTGGCCATACACAAACTTGTGGTGGACGCAATGATTGATTTGGGATTCGCTGCCCATCGAGGCAATAGTATTTTTATGACGGGTAGTCGAAATACAGCTAAAGAATTTTCATCTCCCATACTAGGTGGACAAATTTATATTATCTTTCCAATCGATGGATTTCATTATTCTTGGAGTTCTCAGGTAGATGATTTTTATAGTGATGTAATTGAAACAGCCGACATTGCATTTGGTACCGACGATAAGGACATACTCGAAATACTAGTCAACCTCGATTATAAAGACACCGACCTCGACAAGGCATTAAAATTTAGTAATTCGGCCGAAGTTATGGTACATGGTTCTTACTATGCTATCAATTCCAGTTATGAAAAACAGGTAAATGCATTTATACAGGGGCTGAAGTAATGCGGTTAAATGAAATTATTATTGAAGCCAAGACACAATATAATCTAGAATTATCAAAATTATATGCAAAATTTTTACGAACAGCAGATAAAACAATTCCAAAACAAATTAAAAAAGAATTTGGTGACCGAGAATATAATCTTTTTAAATGGTGGCTTGATCGAGGCTATCGCCACATTAAAGAATTATTAAAACCAGACAATAAATTGTTTTCTACCCCAGATCTAAAGACTGGTGTAAGTTGGTCAGCATATTCGTTACTAAGTGAAATTGTATCTTCTGATGCCGTTGATCCAAAAATAGTATTAACACCAGGCCAATATGCACTTCTAGTTAAAAAAGCAAAATTAGCAAAACAAGTAATTACTAAAGGACGACAATTTAAAGGAAAAGAAAAGAAAAATGTCGAAAAAATAGCCGCCTATACGGATCCAATTATTGTTAAGCAAATAGAGGAGAAATTGTTGGCGATGTACCCTCGTTGTAAACAAATTTTTAGCCTATACAAAAAATATCCTGGCAAATATTTTTATAGAGGAACAAACCATTTAATGATATATTACAATAAAACTCCACCAAAGGGACGCAGACCAAGAGACTCTGACGAAGATATCCATACGGATATAATAAAAGCGATGAAGGCTAATGGATTTAAAGCTCATCGAGGTAATAGTATTTTTATGACATCTGATATGGAACAAGCTGATGGATATGCGACTGGTCCTCCCAGCCGTGCAGGCCAGCCTTCACGCGGCCTTTACATTATTTTTCCATTAGATGGATTTAACTATTCCTGGAGTCCGAAAGTACAGGATTTTGAAGGCTTTTATAAAGATGACCCACACTCATTGGGAATTGATATTGAGAATGGTATAGATGAATATCTTAGACAGGCTGAATATACAAACAAAAGAATTGACGCGGCATTAAAATCTGGACATGAAGTTATGACTAATTCTAAATACTATGCAATATCTACAAAGTATATTCCTATTATAACTGATTATATTAAAAATATGAGATCTTAAAATGAGATTACATGAAATAGATTTGAAACCTGGGCGGTTAAATGAAATTCTGATTAATGGTGCCTACTACGCAATTAATTATAAGATTGGAGTAAATATGATATTAGAGGGAAAACAATGACTATTAATTATAAAGACCTAATACAAAAGAACTTTAAGCCGTCGAAGCCAGATGCTAGAGATCATATAGCAAAAGTGTCGGCGCCCGCAAGACTGCCTGTATCAATTGACTTAAAGCCGTGGGCAGACGAGGTAGAGGATCAATTAAACATTGGTTCCTGTACTGCTAACGCAGGATGTTCTGCATTAGAATTAGCATACCTACGCGCAGGACACTCGAAGGATTTTTCAAGGTTATATTTGTATTGGTTTACAAGATTACTTGGTGGCTTAACTGGTGACTCGGGTGCTTATCCGAGGGACATTGGTAGAGCTTTAAATAAGTACGGTGTTTGTTTAGAAGCATCTTGGGACTATGACGTAACTAAGTATGATGTTGAACCGCCTGCGCCAGCACAAGCTGAGGCAGTAGAATATTTAACAAAAGAATATGCAAGAATTATTGGTACACCGACAGACGTAATTAGTCAAATTAAAGACAGTTTAGCGCAAGGAATACCTGTGCTTACTTCGATGGCAGTACACGATTCATTTTTTTATCTGCGTGGAGATTGGAAAACCCACACATGGGATTCTGTTACGACAACTACAAATCCAATAGCAGGATATCACGAAGTTCTTATTATCGGCTATGACGATGTTTCGCAACGTTTTCTAGCTGAGAACTCTTGGGGTTCAAGCTTTGGAGACGGTGGATTCTTTGGAATACCTTACTCATTCATCGGCGGAGTAATTGATGAATGGTGGGTGCTAAGTGTAATTGCTATTGACTATGTCCCATTTACTGATGTAGATCCGCAGCCAACACCAGTACCTCCTGCACCAGTACCTCCTACACCAACACCAACACCAGAAGACAAAGAGAATGCATGGGTGCCGTATGTTGTCGGCGGCGCAGTTGTCCTATTTGTAATACTTAAAGCAACAGGTATTATTTAAGGAACACATGCGATTAGTTGAGATCGAAGACCCCTCATCCGACAAAGTAGCGACAGTGGCCAAGAGCATTTTAACAAGATGCTCTGATATTGTTAACTTTTACAGGACAATTCCTCGAAGCCCGGGTGATTTTTTTATGCGTGGAACATCTGCGCATATCAAAAACCCAGGGTTTTTTGGGGCGGTTGATTATTATAGATCTAGATCAAATCCAGATAGAAGCCCAAAGGATGTTTCCCTTAATGTGCATAATAAAATAGTCGAATGGATGGTGGATATGAAGTTTGCAGCCCATCGAGGCAACAGTATCTTTGTAACCTCAGATAGTAAAGAAGCACATGAGATGTACGGTCGCCTCTTTATTATTTTTCCGGTTAATGGATTTAGCTATACCTGGAGTAAAATGCACAAGGATTTCTTTAAGAGTATCGAACACAGCAAAGATGTACGAGAACAGATACTTGAGTTAGATATGGATAGCATACAGGACATAAGATGGTTTGATAACTTTTTTCAATTCCAAAATCACAACTTAGAACAAGCATTTCAATCTAAAAATGAAGTGATGATTAACGGCGAATATTATGCAATAAATAATAGTCACAGTGACTTTGTAGAAAATTCAATTATTGGAGTAAACAAATGAGAAATTTACTTATAGCAATTAGCTTTATGTTCTTAGCAGGATGTTCAACTTTCCTTCCACCTAAGCATGATAACATTATCTTTTTTGAGATGGTAAAAATTGACATAATGATGGAAGGTATCCCGTGCCCAGAGAATATGATTCCATATTGGCTGCCTTGGGCTGTTATCGCAGAAGATTTACAAATTTTAGTTAGGTATGCCGATTGGAGACATGACCCACAGTTAGATAACATAATTGGTATGTATAACAATGCTAAAAAGTTGTCTGTCCCTGACGTAATAAAAACACGGGCATTCTGCGAGCTGTCTAAAAAAGTAGCAAGAGAAAGAATTGGCGCCTTGCGTCACGCTTGGGAAGGAAGATAACAATGGACTTACAAAAAACATTAGAAGAATTAAAAGTATTAGGACCGCAAGCTGCATCAATTGCTGCCACGATACAAGAAGTAGTTCACAGCAACAAAAAAGGCGACATTACCAAAGAAGAAGCTGAATACCTTCTTAGCGAACTGAAAGAAGCTAAGGTTGCACTTGACTTAGCAAACAATGAGATCGCAACACGGTTAGCTGTGGAAGCTATTGACTTTGTGATGAGCGTACTTCTCTGAATTGGGAGCGGGAGAAGGAATCGAACCTTCCTGTTTGGGTCATGGTGTCATGCCGACATAATTCGCCTGTTTCCCGCAAATCTTGGAGCGTGGGGTAGGAGTCGAACCCACCTAATTCAAGTTTGCAACTTGATGCATAACCGCTCTGCCACCCACGCATTAATAAATTGTAAATAATCCTGCGGCCTGAAGTGTTAACCAGGCTAACTCTTTATCATAGTAAATCTCACAAGTATATTCATGTTCTGTCGCACCGATAGGTCTGTACCTAGTAATAGGGCCATGGCTTATGTTTCTTTCTTGTATGACTTTACAAGTCGGCTTATTAAATTTGATCCGAGCCATGATTTTTCCTCCTGTTCTCTCTTTCCATTGTATTGTTTATAGTGATCCTCGTTGGGCATTAATACCCGAAATTCTTCATGATGTTTTAATGTTAACATAGTTAAGTCTTTCTCATCTTCTAGTTCACAGATAAAGAATTCTTCGCCACAACTTCCGTATATAGGCATAATTTTTGAATGTTGATAATTCTTTAAAATCTTATCAAAATCATCATCCATGAACTCAATAAGTACAGGATTCTTTTCAATCTATGTTGCGTCATCTTTGGTTAAAACAGTAAGGTTAGCATTGTTATCATCATCAATTGTACAGAGACATTTTTTGAACTTGAGACTACCTTTTGTGTGATCGTTATCCGGTGTCTCTTTTGTTGTCCACGGCACATCAGCAGTTACATGATGAATGTAGTATGTTTCGCCCTTAGCTTTAATCACCCACATTGGAACGTCGGGATCTTGTAGGTGTTTTTTGTTAAAGTGAAACACCAGATTATCACATGCAAGTTTAATCATTATTTGGGTTCCTTAAATAGAAAAGGGCCGATAAACGTATTAGGTCTATCGGCCCTAGGGGGTCGCGGCGTGTCCGCCGAAGCGCAGGCCGCGATAAATCTGTTAATTGTTTAATCTAGCTCATATGTATATTTATACGCTATTTTTTAAGCGAAGTCAAATTTATATTCCCAGTTCGACAGGATCGTAAACACAAACGCCACGCAGACCTGCGCTATATCCATTGGTGAGAACGTTTTCACAGCCGCTCTTAGTGTTCATTCGTGTGGTAATGAGATTTTGATTTAAACCGGAACCACTAGCTGTAATAAACCATGCTACTAATAACCATTCCATACCTTTCTCCTTTTAATGATGATGTTGATCAAGTATCACGGCAACAGCGCCACCGATCAAAATTCCAATTAGTATATTGCTCTGCTGATGACGATACACAATACGGTTGTGCTCGTGGTAACGACGACTGTGTCTGTTTTGCATTCTGTGTGAATAGTAATAAGTATATCCTCGTTGATAATTATGCTTGTGGGCGTAGTTCTTATTATGATCTAACACGTGGCCACGTCCTTGTTTATGACGCGGAGAATCGGCTAATGCTGCACCCGAAACAAACAATGAGGTACTTAAAAATGCTGCGGCAATTAATTTGGTTAATGAGTTCATATAATCTCCTTCGACAGTGTACAAGTATACAACGAAATTCTATTGTCATCTGTATACAATTGTAACAGGATGTTTTGTTGCCCTACTTTCTATTTATATAGTGTTCGTTATCTTTGATAAATTCTTCGGCACATACAATCACTTCCTTAAGCCTAGCAAGCTTCTTTTTCATTTTAGCCAATCTAGATTTTGTACTGGCCTCAAAATCAAGGCTTATTAACCGATTACAATCTGAGATTGCAATCGACCCAAATATTTCGTGTCGTTCTTTTTTTGTTTTATTCTTATTCTCGTGTTTGTATTTGAATACCTCGAAACTTACTGCTACGATTCCGGTCATAGTCGGATCATCATTTAGGAAAGTTCGCTTGTGATACCTTTTTATTACGTTTGTCATAGTTTACCTTTATAATTTGGCGCGTCTGATGGGATTCGAACCCACTATTTAGAGTTTTAGAGACCCTTGCTTAACCATTCAGCTTCAGACGCTATGTTCGTTTTCCTATAATCTTCGCCATTGAGCTATGCGAACTAATTCATTCTCGAAATGTGGTGCAATGTACATAAAGTTTTAATCCAATTATCGCCGCCCGTAAATCCAGGCACCCCACATTCCTCACATGTTTTCATACTTGCGTGTTCTGCGTTAACTACCATGCTACGGAATGATTGACGTTGTTTAGTTTCGTAATCGGTGATGTTAACCTGCTCATTAAATGAATAATAAAAACGTAGGCCGCCGAACTTCTCTTTTATTTGGTGGATTGTCGCACCTAGTCGTTTAGCCTCAGCTATTAACGGATCGACAATATGATCCCATCCATTACCAACGTCAGCGCTCATAGTTAACTATAACAAAAATGTCCAACAAAGTCAATATTAAGCGTTCACCATATTGATAGCTTTTTCGGTAGTTTCGTTCACCCGTCTTGTCCATCCTCTGCCAAATGTATCAAAGTGGTGCAATGATTCGTAATATTCCTGTCGACTTTGTTGATACTTATGAACACTAACTTCGACGGAATGTTCAGTTACATATTCATTTACTTTGGCTAAAGTGTTCGGTCCAATTTGTCCATCATCAGCAGCTCCTACTAGATTTTGTAGGTACCTTGCGGCGCGACCCGGACCGGCGTTGACGCCAAAATCAAATACACATAGATCTAATCCTTTGGGAAGATCGTCACCGTGTACTTTATCCCAATAATTCTTTTTGTAAATTGGTGAAACGTCGGCAACTGTTAAAGCCCGCATTTCATCTACGGATACCTTCTTTCCAACCCAAGATTCAAAGACATGTTTGGTAACACCCAAATTAGTTGCTCCACCTGGATCTTTGGGGTGGTTTACAAAACCTCCCTCATGCTGTAAAATAATCTTAATGCATTCGTCAAAGTTGTTAGTTGCCATAACCATGTTTTTCCTTACTATAAATAGTATTTATTAGCGGATTACGGATTACAGATATGGACGATCTCGCATACAGAACAATCCAATCTTACAGTGATTGGTATGATATCCGCGAGCAGCTCAGGGACGTCAAGTTGGAATTCCCCGAATACTTTAAAGATATTGACGCGATTGTTAAAACGATTGAATATTACATCACAGCAATTAGCAAATTGCATGTGGGAATGAAACGTAAACCGTCCCCTGCTTTAGAACTGCGGATTGCAGAGAATTTAGAAAAAGCGAATGAACTTTTGAAAACATTTCAACAACACTATATGATGCTAGTTTTAGCTAAAGACAAACAGTAAATATTAACATGATTTCCTGGGGCATATCTGCCGACAGTCACGATGCCGCATTGGCGGTATTCAACGACAACAGTCTAGTTTTTGCAAGTGAAGCAGAACGCTTTTCGCGTATTAAAAACGACCGAAACTTACACGATGATTTAGTAGACTATGCATCCTCCAAGTTTGGTTGGCCACAAAAATTATATTGGTACGAAAAGCCAATCCTTAAATCATTACGTCAATTCAAAGCAGGACAAGGATTTGTTGCTAACGACATTCAACGTTATCTCAAAAGTTATGGGATAGTAGCACCGATCAATTATCAAAAGCATCACCGTAGCCACGCCGCAGCGGGCTATTTTACATCAACGTTTGATAACGCTTGCATCGTAGTAATAGATGCCATAGGCGAGTTTGAAACGTTAACATTGTGGCGAGCAGCCGGTCACAAACTTACTAAACTGTACACCTTAAGTTTCCCCCATAGTGTTGGCTTATGGTATTCTGCAATGACGCAACGTTGTGGGTTGAAGCCGAATGAGGAAGAATATATTTTGATGGGAATGGCAGCATTGGGCGATCCGGCGAAATTGCAATTAAGCATACAATACGATTTCTTTGACAGTATTTGGCCAATAAAATTTAAAAAGAATTTACACAGAGGATGTAAAGACTGGCGCCCAGACCTAACATCACAGCAAGACATATATGATATTGCTGCAACTACGCAACGGATTTATGAAACAATTTTCTCTGCCATTCTAGCATGTGCAAGAGAATTTTCTCACAGTGAGAACCTAGTCCTAATAGGCGGTTGCGCATTAAATTGTGCAGCTAATCCGATCGCATTTAAACACTTTGAAAACGTTTGGATTATGCCTGCGCCCGGGGATGCCGGGTCTGCTATTGGCGCAGTCTTATCAGCTAAGAACAGACACATAGAATGGCCGGGGCCGTACTTGGGATATGACCTAGGCTATACTGCTACCGAAGAACAGATTGTAGACTATTTAATAGAGAATAAGATCTGCGGAGTAGCAAGAGGCAAAGCCGAGTTTGGTCCTCGTGCGTTAGGAAATAGAAGTTTATTAGCTGATCCTCGAGGACAAGACATTAAAGACAAAGTAAATGAGTTGAAGCATAGAGAACAGTTCAGACCGTTCGCACCGGCGATCTTGCAAGAACATGCAGGAACTTATTTTGATATGCCAACATATGATTCTCCATACATGCAATATGTCGCTCGTTGCAAGAAACCCGATGAGTTTCCTGCTATTGTTCACTTCGACAATACCAGTCGTGTTCAAACAGTAGGAAAGAACGACGACCCAAGATTTAGAAAATTACTAGAGGTATGGTATGAAAGAACAGGTTGTCCTATGTTGTTAAACACTAGCCTTAACATTAAGGGCGAGCCGATGGTTAATAACGAGAACGATGTCAAAGCATGGTCAAATAAGTACAACGTACCCATTTTTAGTTAGTCTGCCATAAATATTGTTATCCATCGGAAGAGGTTTGATGGATTTATGCGGTACCAAGCCGCGTAGCCCTAAAACGGCAAAAGGAGAAAACAAAATGGGTAGACCACTAAAAATAGCAAAACTAAACGGATCAATCTTAGTTGATATCGCAATTCCCGGCGGAACAGCAAGCATCGGGGGTGTCGGTGGAGACACAGCTATTGTTGGATCACAGATCCAAGTAAGAGTTAAGATTGGAGCCAACCCAGAACTTGAGGGTTATATCATCCGTCAAAAAGGACGTAGTAAGTTCTTGGTGACTGACGGTACTAACACTGGAGTTTGTACGTTAGCTGATTCAGCTGATGGTGCGCTAGCAGATGACTTTATGTCTTTAACAGCAACTGATGATGGAAGTTCGATTATCAGAGCTTCGAGGATTTCCAATAAGTTTATTTGGAGTTTCTCGGATGTTAAATACCAATGGACATTCGGTGCAGCAGTTGCTGGACCACCAATAATTCTTAGCGTAGAAAATACTTAATATCTTTTTATTAAGTCTAAGGAGCCACTGTAGTAAATATACAGTGGTTTCTTTTTGGCTAAATTATGACAATAGCATTTGTATTAGGTAACGGAAAATCTAGGCTAGACGTAGACTTAAACTTGCTCAAAAAGCACGGTAAGACCTACGGGTGTAATCGCCTATATCAGGATTTCACCCCAGACGTTCTAGTTGCGACCGATCCAGGAATTAGCTTAGAAATACAAAATGCGAGTTATGCGAAGAGAAACGTCTTTTACACAAGAAAACCATTCGCCGACACAGGAGCAAAAAAGATCATGCTGAATTTTGGATTCAGTAGCGGCCCCGTTGCTGTGACATACGCAGCGCACGACAAGCATTCGCATATTTATTTGTTGGGTTTTGATCTAGCAGGACACAAAGGAAAGTTCAATAATATCTATGCAGATACACCGCATTACAAGAAAACAGGCGAAAAAGAAACATATTATGGCAATTGGGTTGGCCAAATTGTGGGAATTGCCAAACAGTATAAGAATAGACAATTTATACGGGTAATTAAGGCTGGGATTGTTACTCCAGTGAAGTTTCAAAACATATCCAACATTAAACACATGGAAATGGCAGAATTTTTAGAATTTATAAATAGTTAATATGAGCGAAACCAAAAAAACACTAGGTGGCTACGGCCTTTATACAGTAGATGCAGCGGGCAACGTTGCGGGAAATATTGATACTTGGTCCGACGAATTCGTTATTCACGGTAACTTGCAGGTAACAGGAAATACCGTATCACAATCCAACTTAGATGTTACTGATAACATTATTTCGGTTAACGTCGGAGAGACTGGAAACGGTGTTACTTTAGGAACAGCAGGTTTATCGGTTGACCGAGGAAACTTAGCTAATACTGCCTTGCTTTGGAACGAGTCGGTCACATCCTGGACATTGACAAACGATGGTGCAAACTATTTTGCAATCATGTCACAGGTTAGCGATGACCTTACTCCGCAACTAGGCGGAAACTTAGATACAAATACATTCCAAATTCAGAGTATTGGTGCCGCAGATCTTGTCCTAAATGCGAATGGTACTGGTAATGTTGTTCTGTCTGCTAATAGCACAGGATATATTATATTTGAAGATTATGTAAGATTAACTAAACTAGGAACAGATCCTGGCACAGTAGCAGACAATAATTTTGTATATCACAAAAATGTATCCACAGGTGGATCAGGAGTATTCTTTCAAACCGACGAAACTACAGTTTCACCCGACGAGTTGGTAAGCAAGACAAAAGCAATAATGTTCGGACTAATTTTATAATAGGATAAAACGATGGCGATAACAAACACTCTTATATCAACAACAGCAGCAAATGTATATGCTAGCGTAGGCAATACTGTAGTCGCTACTGTGTATTTCTATAACCAATCTGGAGCATCTGCGTTAGTAGAAGTTTTTGCAGTACCGGCCGGCGGAACAGCAAATGCCAACACACAAGTTTACGGCAATTTAGTTATTGTAGCAACAGATACTTATGTTATGGACGTAGAGAAATTACTTTTTAGTAATGATGATGCATTAATGGCAAATACCAACATTGCTAATACTGTAACAGTTACAGTCACATATACAGGAGCTTAATCCCGGTGGGAAGGTTCCTGAAGAACACAGAAATTCGTCAGGCTGACCAATATTCCGTAGTTGTTCCATTTGGTACAACTGATGTGCGTCCAACTTCTCCAGTAATAGGTCAACTTAGATATAATACAACGCTAAACGCATTAGAAGTTTATTCCTACGGCGTTTGGCAGAAATTCTCTATGGTCGGTAATGTAGAGATCGTTAAAGATATTTTTGTAGGAGATGGATCGTCGACTTCATTCGGTGCAATGACATATTCGTACGCATTTGGCGAAGAAGCGATGACCATGGTGTTTATTGGAAACACACATCAAAACCCAGCAATCTCCTATACCTACAACGGAACAACTTCTATCACGTTTACAAGTCCTCCTCCGCTAGGACATTCGATTGTTGTTTTACACAACTACACTAGCACAGATTACACTGGTGTGCCATTTGTCTCACCATTTGTTCCACCGTTTTCGCCAGACGATTTTGCAAGCCTCGTTGGTTGGTACCAAGCAGGGGTTGGACAAACAGATGCAGGTGGCGGAGCATGTTCAGCATGGGCAGACCAAAGTGGTTTAGGTCATACATTAAATAGTCCGGCTGGAAAACAACCACTCATTCAAGGCGACGGAACATTGCTGTTCGCCGCCGACGGCAATGATGGAATGCAAGCTGTCTTTACGATGAATCAACCTTCAACACAGTACATTTTATGTAAGCCGATCTCGTGGACAGGTACTCGCTATCTTTCCCATGGTGCTTCCTTCAACAACACCTATATTCAACAGGATGGAGCAACAAATCAATATCGAGTCGATATTGTGGGTGGTGATCCAGTAAACTACCTTTCTGCACCAACGGGCGTATATGCAGTGTTCTGTGCAGTTTATGATGGTTTGGCTACCAGCGTGCTTCAAATTGATGCAACATTCGATGTTGGAGATGCTGATCCGACAAACGCAACTGGATACACTCTTGGTAATCAAAGCTTTATTTCCGCAGGTACTGGAGCGAACATTCAAGTAAAAGGACTTCTTCTTTACAATGTTGCACATGACGCAGCAGAGCGAGCACAAGTTATCAGTCATTTACAGAGTCTAATATAATGGGACGATTTATTAAGAACGCAAATATACGTGGTGCTGACCAATACGTGGTTAGAATTCCGTATGGCGAAAGCACTGTACGTCCTGTAAATCCCAACGACGGACAAACTAGATTTAATACTACAACAGGAATATTAGAAGTATATTATAACAATTCTTGGCAAAACTTTACAATGGTTGGTAATACTACTGTCGTTAAAGATACATTTACAGGCGATGGATCTTCGATTGTGTTCGGAGCAATGAGCTATGCATATTCCTCTGGTGAAGAAACTCAGCCAGTAGTTTTTGTTGACAACGTACATCAAAATCCTAATGTGGCGTACACATTTGATAGTTCGTTTGCAATTACGTTTACTAGCCCTCCGCCCTCAGGCAAAACAATTATTGTTTTACATAATTACGCTAGTACAGATTACACTGGTGCTCCATTTGTTGCGCCATTCTTGCCCTCAGATTTATCAAACTTGGAGGCCTGGAACAGATTTAATGTTGGTATCACTCAAGCAGGGGGCTTTGTTTCAAAGTGGGATGATCAAAGTGCTAACGATCGACACTGGACACAGGTAATAGGTTCACTACAACCTAGTGTGTCTGCCGGAATTATTACATTTGATGGCATAGATAATGTTTTACATACTCCATTCGTTTTAGCTCAACCATTTACCATTTATATGCGAATAAATCTTATAACATGGGTCTACTATAAAAGTTTATTGGGATACAGTGATAGTAGTAATATAAGGCTTAATGGGCCGGGCGGGGCAACTACCGCAAACTGTGTTGCATATTTTGGAGGGTCACATACTGCAACAGATAC